GGGCGCGTCGAACGCGAGTACGAGGTGGCTTGCATCAGGCAGCGCCTCTTTGAGCACCGCGGCCATGCAATCAGTAGGAATGACATCAAAGCCCACGCCTGGACAAATGACGATTCCGGCTGCCCGCGCGTCCGCGTGGCGGCGCTGCGCCGCAAGGAAGACGTCGATCTCGCCAGTAATATCAAGATAGTGCGCTCGGCTGGTAAGGCAGGCATCAATCATTGGAGCACTGGTCGCCGCGAATGGGCCGGCGCAATTCGCCACAACCGCCATGTCCGCGATCGCAGCCGCAGCCGCTGTCGCATCGTCAAGGCCGAAGACCTTCACGGGCAAACCGAGTCCGGCCGCCAACCTCTCGATCGGGCCGGCACGCCGACCGGCCAGCACCGGCTTCAGATCACGTCGCCTCGCCTCCGCGGCCACAAGATGCCCCGTATAGCCGTTGGCGCCGTAAATCATCCACTCTGTGCGGCCGGACATACTCGTTTCACCGTTTTTGCTTTGACCGGCATTAGGCTATCGAAAACACGAGACCATCAGGAGGCGCCTCTGTCGAAATGCGCAGCAGAAGCGGCTGCAATTTCCGCAATCCCCTCTGGTCCTGTGGTCGGTCGAGGCGCGAAGAGCTCGTCCCGCATTGCAGCGAGACTTGCCGGCGCGCGCTGCAGCGGAACAATGGGCGCTGGTCCGACTTATCTGGAAAGAGCACTGAGGGCACGAGATGTCTCCCGGCGAGATTACAGCGTGCTATCGACTTTATGCGGTTCATCGCAGGTCGAACGAAATTTGCGCATTCCCTAAAGCCATCCCGGCGATGAGTGATGTCGGAGCTTCTGCCGAACTCGCTGTTTTGTTGCGCCACACCGGCCTGGAAGGGCTGCGGCATGAGATCGGCCACGGCGACTCCAAGGATGACTTACGCCCCGCCGTCGTCGGGCATTTCGGTCATTTGCGAAAGATTCTTGCATCGTTAGCTGCTCAGTTCTCCGCTCGCGGCGCTCTGGTGGGGCGCTGAGCTAATGGAAAGAACGTGTCATGGCGTGGTTTGGACTGGGGAGCGGGAGCCCCCGAGCAAAACCGGAACGCGCGCAGCGGTTCGAGCAAGCTGATCGTGTGGTTGTCGAGGCGTTCGCCGACTTGCATGAGGCGCGCCATTTAAGAAGCAAATTCCCTGCGATGTCACGAGGTGCCTTGCAACAGTTCGAGCGTAAGGCTTGGAATCGCTTGATTGATTATTTGATCAGGTTGCCGCCGCTACCCAGCGACGATTGAAACGCGACCGCCCATTGCTGCCTCGCGGACCGCTCGCCATGAAGCTCGGTATCGAAAAGACCGCCATGGTTCGGGTTCGCGCAGGGATTTCCTATGCGCTCACCGAGGCAATGGAGGAAGGCCATTTGCTCGCCGATGCCCCCGGCAATATCGGGTGGCGCTGGGCTTGAATATCCATTCAGATCTGTCACACCTCCCTGTGAATATGTAACAGTACGAATAGGCGGGAGGGCGGTTTCCATGGAAAACTTGCGGCTTCGCAAAGCGGCTCCAACCTCAGTAAATGTAACAGTTGGCAAGCGCAGCCGTGAATATCTCACCGACCGGGAGGTCGAGCGGCTCATCGAGGCCGCCAAGCAGAACCGCTCTGGGCATCGGGACGCCACGGCTATCTTGGTCGCTTACCGCCATGCTCTCAGGGCCTCGGAGCTGGTGGCACTCCGCTGGGACGACATCGACCTCGCCACTGGGCGCTTGCATGTATGCAGGGCCAAGAGCGGGGATGCCAGCGTGCATCCGATATCGGCGCGGGAAAGCCGCGCGCTGCGCAAGCTCCTGCGCGAAGCCGCAACGTCTCCATACGTCTTCATCTCGGAGCGTCGCGCGCCATTGTCCGCAGCCGGATATCAGCGCATGGTTGCCAGGGCGGGCGTGGCTGCGAAATTCACGTTCCTCGTGCATTCCCACATGCTGCGGCATGCCTGCGGGTTCAAGCTCGCCAACGACGGCCATGACACTCGCGCCATCCAAGCCTATCTCGGCCACCGATCGATCATGTCCACGGTCCGCTACACGGCCTTGACGCCGAACCGGTTCAAAAACTTCTGGAAGGATTAACTTTCCAAAACCAGTCCGGCCCAGACGGGGCCTTGGCGGGAAATGGTATTGGGCGAGCCGGATTTATGCCAGCGGATCATTGTTGCTTCTTGGGACCGGAAATTGTGTTTTTGATTGCCGCCGGAGTTCGTCAGCCAATTGTGCGTCGTCGAGAGCGTCGCAGCCGCATTGAACGAGATAGTCGATAGTCGGCTTGTCGGCGCCGAGGACAGAAACGCGGCGGATGGTTTCAATGATCTCGGCAAATTGCCTGATCTTGGCGAGCTTCTTGTCGTCAGTCATAGCTCTGCTTTCTCTTTATGGGATCGGCGCGCGAGGCCAGTAGGTTACTAAAGTAACCTCGTTCGTCTTGCGCGTTTTGCGTACTTCACGGCGCAGCATTTGATCAAACGACAACTCGGTCCGACCAGTGAGTGCCGATGCGTGGGGGTGGCGGTCGCCTGATCCTCCTGGGATTAACCGGCGGCTCCTCGTACGCGATTGCCATATACCCGAATGCATCTGCCGCATGGCTCGACCAATCGTGTTCTGGACCCAAACCGATACTGCGCTTCTCGTCCTGGCGCTCGTGGTAATAGCCGAGCGCATCGCGTCCAGCTTCAGTCGTCGTCTCATTGAACCAGCATCGCGGAAAAACGCGCCGCGCCGCTTCTATGCGCATCATCGCGGCACCGGCTCCGGTATTCTTGATCGGAATGCCGCACTCGAAGCCGGCTTCGGTCCAGTGATCGATGTAACGCTTGCCGGTGATGTTGTTCGTCGCCACGCCATCGTGCGGTAGGTAGACGATCACATCGTTCCAGCCGCGCCGGCGCAGCTCGTGTGCGTAATACGCAAGCGGCTGCCCGACGCCTTCGACGTAATCGAGCAGACGTATCTCACGGCCCACGAATTGGGCGATCCAGATCGCCATCGCATCTGAGCTGTGTCCGGCACCGCCGATGTCTAAGAACGCCTTCACCGGCAATATGGGATCAACCGCAACACGACAAATCCTGCCTTCCTGCCTCGCCTGCTCTAAATGGCGAGCAAAGTAAGCGCCTTCGAAAGCCTTCGCGTACTCACCCTCCCAGACGTGCGCGTAGCGCTCTGGATAAAGCTGGAGATCGAGCCTGCGCTCCTCCTCAAGAACGGCTGGAAACCATGGATTGTCGCGCCAGTTCGCTTTCACGACCACCGCATTGTCTGGCTTTTTCTGGCGCAAGAAGTCATCGATGGCGTCCTTTTTCCGGCGGGGGTTCCAGTTGGCCCACAGTTCCGAGCCTTCCTTGCGGATCGTGGGGCGTAACAATGACAGACTGCGAGCACTCAGCGTCTGCGCTTCCTCTACCCACGCGATGTCGAAACCTTCGAGCGACTTGATCGATTCCGCTGTCGAGTCCTGCATCCCCTGAAAGATAATCAGTCCATCCCCCGGCGTCACAATGCGATCGTGAAGGACTTGGAAGTGAGCGCCGACGCCTAGGCTTTGGATCTTCGACTCGATCAACCTTTTCGACGACTGAAGCAGGCTCTTCTGCACCTCACGAATGCAGACCGCGAGTGTGCCCGGACTGACCAAGCACCTCTCGACCATCAGCTCGCCGAAGAAGTGGCTCTTGCCTGAGCCGCGACCGCCATACGCGCCTTTATAACGCGCCGGCTCCAGGAGCGGCCGAAACACCGGCGCCGTTGGAATGCGAAGTGTAGCCATCAGTCTGCCGACCAATGCCCGCCGGGCATCTCGCGCACCACTTCCGTAGACGGCTCATCGGGAATATTCCCAGGCGCCGACTGCGAAGGGCGCTCGACGATGACCCGCTCTATGCGCTCGTAGACGGGGCTGCCCGTGTTGTGCTGGTCCACTTTCTCGCGCCACATGCCGGCCAGCTTGGCCTTCGCGGTCAGGGCGCCCACGGCAGCAGCCGAGCCGCCCTTCTCGGACATCGCCTTGGCACGGGCGGCCTCGGCCTCGGCAATCAGGCTCTCGATTGTCACCTTCGCGTTGGCGACAGCTTCCGCTGTGGCTTGCTTATGGATTGCAAGCTGCTCTTCCTGCAGTTCAGTTACTCGTGTTCCGATGTGTTGTTCGCGTGCTAAGGCGGCCGCGTTGTGCCGATTGGCCTTATACCCGGCCTCCACATACGCCGCACTTGCAGACACGCCGCGTGCGAGCGCTTGAGCAAAAGCTTCGTGACGAGGGTTTTTGAGAGCAGGCATCGTTATTACACCTAACCCCGAGCGCAGAGTGCTGCGTGGTCGGGAATTTTCTGAGATGCTTTTGATTGAACATCAGCACCTCGCTGGCCAGTTCGGGCCTGCCCTTCAGGCGGACGAAAGCGTAGTGCGTTTTCCCGCACGGGCGAGGCCGCTGTGCATTCTGAGAGGCCGGCGGCGTCGTAAGCCTGAAAGCCACGAGGCCCCGCGCTGCGAAGGAAGCCGACGCGATGGCCGTTGTCGTGCAACACTGAAATCATGGGCGGGGCTGGCTGAGTCATTCGGCTGCGACCAGAAGGCCCTCTGGTGAAAACTCAGAAACGGCCGCCGGCTCGCGTTTGAGAAAGTTGGGGATGCTGAGATCGTCCGCGGCCAGAACGCTTGGCGAGCAGGGCCTCCAATCCGATTGCATTTCCTTCGGAGCGGGCGGCCGTGGCTTGGACCAAGCGATTTCTTTGCGGATGCGACCCCAATCACTGGCTGCATTGACGCGCGCGGCTATATCGGGATCGACCGGCAGCGTCGCACAATGATAGACCGCGGCAGTGATTTTCGGGCCAGCAACGATATACCAAGGTCGGTCGTCCAAACCGGCACTTTTAATGCCCGCGGATTGGGCACTTCTTGGTACGTTCGCCGCAGAGACGGTATCTGCGCCCAGAAACGAATAAAGGGCACTGTTTTTACGGTAACGGCCTTCACATTTGGGGCGCCGGCAAAGCTTGCGCCTAGCGGTTGATCCGGCCGGCTTGTCGTTCTCGCAGACGATGCAGCGCTTGAGGTAGAAGCTGGAATGGCAACCGGGCGTGCAGAATGCCTTGTGCGGATCGGAGGCCGGCGATGGCAGCTTTGAACGGCAGCGTGGATTCCGGCAGTAATGCCGAAGTGTTTGCGTGAACTCAGTCATGTTGAGTTACGACCTCGACTTCATGCCACGCAGACTCCCTGCGTGACGGGGTTTCAGATCGGGTGATGCGCGAGATGTGCCGCTTCGCGAAGGCGTGCCGCCGTGGTTTTCCCCGAAGGCGTATCCGGGACCGTCGTTTTACTTCCGACTTAGAAGTGCAGTGGGGTTGGGCCCACCAGGGGCTTAGGACCGCTTCTGCGAATCATCGGACCTCGCGGCCCGATTTCGAAATTTAACATGTCCTGTGTACAAAGTCACTACCTGTGACTTAGTTATTGTTTGTAACCACCTTCAAATGGACCGCCTTGATAAGAGCAATGCGCTTCGCGTTCTTTAGGAAGGCGATGCGCTTTTCTAGTCGCTCTACGCTGTCCGCGAGGCCAGCGCCGGTATTGCACGGATTGCAAACCCACCCGCGGAACGCTCCAGTCTCGTGACAGTGGTCGAGATAAAATCTCTTGGTAGGTTCACCGCAACATTCACAAAGAGCATCAGTCGGCCTTGGTGCGCAATGTTTCTCGCGCGGCGGAGGCAGGTACTCATCGGCTAAAAATCCATGACGTCGTGCCGTCGCCGCCGTTCGTCGCGCCTCTCTGACGGTCACCACCCAGCGTGGCGGCAACGGCGCATCTTTTTTGTGATCGTCCATGAAAACTCCATTGAATTTGCATGGACTCCCAAAATGACCGGTGGGCGGCAACTACCTATTGCGGAATGTGGAAAATGGCCCCCAACATTCACGCGATCTGGACTGCCGCCTCATAGTTGCCCATGGGCAAAGACTGTCGCCGCAAGCTGGCGCACCACCGACCAGCATTCCCCGTGCCGGCGGCCCACGTCGCCCCCTTTCAACTCGGCTTTCTTCCCACCCTTTTCAGCACCGCGCCCTGAATGACGGCCACGCCTAATTCGGTCAGACTGCCGCGAGCGTCCATCCAGCCCGCCTGCTGAAACATGCGGACACCGGTTTCCTCGTCAGGCGCGCCGAAGGCTTCCCAGAACCCGCGCATGAATTCCTCGTCACTGATTTGGTCGGTCATACTGCTTGTCTCCGTCGTATTCTGGCGGCCAAATCGCCCATCCGACTGCCACGCAACCGAGAATTTCGATGCATTGGATCAGCTCGACACCGCCATGGGGCTTTTGCAGCGGCTTCCACTCGAGTCTCGAAATAATTCGAAGGTCCCACCACGTTGCTGCTCGATGCGATCGCACTTGAGGTCCACCTGCTCATCACGCTTGCGAGCTGCCGCGGCCAACCGCCGGGATTGCCGCTCTTACCTTTCTTGAAACCGCCGCGACCTGTCCGATTTGCCATGTCAACTTGTTCCTGAACCTGATTTGAAGTTCACAATGACCTGTTTTTTGGTTTCACGGACACCGCTTTGGCGACTTAAGCCCGCTTTCCGGGAATGAGGTGGAAGCGCGCGGTTCCTAACGTCGCAGTCCCCAATATTTTTTCGCGAAATTTTCGCCGCCCCTCTTTTTCAAAATTTTCGTCGAAATTTTTTCGCCGCCCCTCGCCGACTCGGGTGCCAGCCCAGAAAGGTGTTCCGACATCGCTGTAAAGGCAGAGCACTGTCGGTCGGGCTGCGCTGCCTTTAGTCGGCCTGCGCTGCCTTCCCTCGCCGGTCGGCCTGCGACGCCCTCCCTCCCCGAGATATAGAAGTAGTGGTGGAATCCGTACTGAGCCTAGTAGTGGTGATTTCCGCACTATGGAATCGGCGTTTTCGGTGTCGGTTGCCGCCACTAAGATTTGGCGTTTTCCGCCACTGGACTTTTGTTTTTTGCGGGACCTCTCGGCGAGCAGCCCTCGCCAGTGCTTGGGCCTCTTCGACGGTCTTGATGCGCTGCCATTCGTGTGTCGGCGGGGCTCGCCGTACGGGGAAATAAGTCAACCGAAATTTATGCGGTGACCTAAACTCGGCGTTACCGGCGCGGCCACGTTCAGTGATTTCCGTAAAGCCAAGCGCCACTGTCTCCCGAATAGCCGCGGCAATCGCGTGGCGATGGATGCCGTAACGCTCGAAGTCGTCATAGGTGACCGGCAGCCTGCCGTTATCATTGCCACCGTGATCGGCGTGCTCGATCTCGATGCGGTCGAGAACGCGCCTTGCAGATAGGCTCAGTACGGACCACGCTGGTGATTTGATCATCTCAATTGTATGTGCGGCGAATTGGCCATCGATACTGTTGCGGCGCTTAATCACGATTACACCCGCTTGCGTTGGCTAATTCGCGAACCAACTCTTGCGCGGAGAGTAAAGCGTTGAGTGCCCCGGCCGCGTAAGAGCCCGGCGCGAACTCATAAGCTTGATTGGCTTCTTCGACAGCCCTAGTGAGCTGGGCGCTGATTCTTCCAAT